GGGGGCGAATACATCTTCCAGCCGATACCGGCTGGCGATTCCATCGTGCAGTGGAGCGGCTTCGGCGTCGATTTGACCGTCTATCAGGAGGAAAGCGAGCCACCATGGCGGAACTGATCGTCACCGATGCGAGCCACGTGGACCAAGCCAGCCTTGAGGACTTCACGCTCGACGCCGCGTGGGGCGCGGACGAGAACGATTTCGAACTGACCGTGGACCGGCTCATCGATGCCGGTAGCTACGTGTATTTCGACGGCGGCGAATGCGGGGGCGTCGTGGACTCCCTGAAGGACTCGCTGAAGGACGGCCGCAGCACCCTCACCTACGGCGGTCGCACGTGGCACGGCATGTTGGCGAACAAGATTTTGGAGCCTGATAAGGGCAAGGATTATCTCACCGTGAGCGGCACGGCCAGCACGGTCATCGGCTCGCTCATCAGTCGCGTCGGCCTTGACGGCGTGTTCGACGCGGTGGACTCGCCCACTGCCGGCGCGCAGACCATCAAAAGCTACCGGTTCGACCGCTACACGGACTGCTATACGGGTTTGAGGAAGATGTGCGAGGCCAACGGACTGAAACTCAGGCTTGCCTATGCGTCCGGCCGGGTCAACATCTGGGCTGAGCCTGTCGCGCATTACGGCGACTCGATTGACAGCGACCTTATCGATTTCGACGCGACCCGCACGTGGCGCAAACCGAACCATCTCATCGGCCTGGGCAAGGGCGATTTGGCCGCGAGAACCGTCGTCCACTGGTATGCGGACGCCAAAGGCAATGTCAGCCAATCCCAGTCGCTCAAGGGCGTGGACGAGATAACGCAGGTCTACGACTACAGCAACGCCGAAACCGCCGAGCTGAATCAGAAGACACGTGAGAAGTTGCAGGAACTGCAATCCGAGGGTGACGTGAAGGTCACCGTCCGTGATGACGCGAACGTGGTGTTCGACGTGGGCGACACCGTGACGGCGCGCGACAATCTCACCGGCATCACCGTCAACGCTTCGATAACCAAGAAAATCGTCAAGGTCTCGGGCGGCGTCTTGTCCGTCGATTATGAGGCCGAATAAACAGTAAGGAGCCGATTATGGCGCGTATCGACAATGCGACGGTCATGCAATGCGACCGTTGCGGCAGAAACAAATGGTACAAGGACTTGGACGACCCGGATATCAAGACGTGGTACAACGTCAGCCGGTTGGACTCCTCCGGCACGGGCCACGACTACCTGTTTTGCGATCAGGATTACGCGGACTATGTGAACAAGCTCAAGGACTTTGATAACAGCTTCGACAGTTGGATGCAGAACGGAGGCAAGCGGAATGGCTGAACTCGTCACCGGTCATGCGGGCAAGGCGCACGCGACAGCGGAGCAGGCGGCGGGATTGAACGCCGGCATTCTCGGCTTGGATGATTATGTCCTGAACGTGCACGACAAGCTCAAGATCACGGTCGTTTCGGCGAACAAGGTGACCATCGGCACGGGCGAGCTGGTCATGCAGGGCCGTCACGTCAGCCAAGGCACGCCCGAGGACCTGATCGTCACCAACGGGTCGCAGGGTCAGAAACGCAACGACCTCATCGTATGCCGCTATGCGAAGGGCTCGCAGAACATCGAGAGCGCGAAACTGGTCGTGGTCAGGGGCACGCCCACCACGGGCACGCCCACCGACCCCGCCGTGAACACCACCAGCCCGTTGGACGGGGGCACCACCTACGACATGCCCTTGTACCGCATCCCGCTGGACGGCATCACCATCGGCACACCAGTCGCATTGTTCAACGTGTTGAAGCCGATGAGCGACGTGTGGGATTCCCTAACCCCTGTCACGGGCCAAGTCAGGATGCCGTATTCCGACAGGTATATCACTCTGGTTCGTGTCGGCCGTATTGTCACCGCCTGCGCGTATATCACGCTGACAAGCAATTTCAATCAGGTCGGCAACGTGTCCGTCACCGAGACAATCCCGGAGGGTTTCAGACCGTCCGGCGATTCCCGCGCGGTCATGCGCGGCACCGACAACAGCGGTGCAATCAGTTTCTACCTTTACGGCACCGCAGACGGGAAAATGGTGTTGAACGGTACCGGATATACCAGCCGATTCGTCGGTATATCTGGCTGTTGGATTACCGCGTAGCATTCCCTAACCCCGTTGCATCTCTACACGGGGAGCAGCGTGCTCTATGATGCTGGCTCAGGCGGTTATGCGACCCTGTGGACGTTCAGCCAGTTCCGGCAACAGTTCGGCCGCGATTGGGGCGATGACGTTTGCATTTCCGCCATGAACGGGGACTGGGACGCGAACGGCCGTCAAGTCACCTCGGTGCGTGTCACGAGAAGCGGAAACCGTATCGATGTCATGTTCGACGGCAAGAACACGGCACATATCCGCGTCAACTGGGCCGTCATGTGGCGCGGGTAGAAAAATCCCTTAACCCGCCTGACCCGCGGCCATGTAGCAGAAGGAAACTACGCCGCCACGGTTGCTCTGAGCACCGCCCTGATTCTCGTAGTTGACTCTCCCGTCCGTGTAGAGGGCGACGTTCGTCTGATTCTGGCCGTCTCGTCCCGATATGGCGGTGATGACGTCTGTCTTCGGTCGCCATTCGTCGGGCAGCGTGGTCAGCGTCTCCTTGCCCCATGATGCAGTGACCTTCGACCCGAGGCTGACGGTGAGCATACGCATCACGCCCCAGCGTACGCCGGTGATTTTCTTGTCACCTCCCGGCCCGCCGTTCAGGAGTGTTGTCGGCCCTGACTGGGTTAGGGAAAACTATTGCCTGTTCCAGATTGCGATCCAGCTGCCGAATATCGCGACCCTCCCGCACCAGCGGTTGTCTTTGGTGTTCCACAAGCGGAAGCGTATCTGGTTTACGTCGCTGGTATCCCAACGTTGTGCGGTGTACTCGCCGGCCTGGCCGAAACCAGTGCCGAACGGCCCAATCGTGTAGGCCGCGTAATCGGCTTTCTTCCCGTTTGGGGATTGGACGTTGATGTAGAATGTGCCGTCATTATTCGTGGTGATGGTATGGCCTCCGCACAGAATATACGGCATTCGGGTTAGGGAATCCCGTTCAGGCTATTAGGGCTCGTTCCCAGAGGCGTTGCGCGTCTCGCAAAGCCGTGATATCCGGTTTGAGGTAGTACTTCGCGGTGGTTTTGATATCGCTGTGGCCGAGCATTTTCGACACGATGGCGATATCCGCTCCCGCCGCCAGAGTGTTCGTCGCCCATGAGTGGCGCAGGTTGCGTGCGGGCACATGCGGCAGATCATGCCGCTTGCAGTAGGCCTTGTATTGGCGTGCGGCTTGCGGCGGGGTGAGGGTGCCGATGAGTCGGCCCCCCTCGCGTGGCCTGAGCTCGCGCAATCGTTTGACCGCGAAGCGCGGCAACGGGAGCGTGCGGCGGGACAGTTCGGTTTTCGGCGGCACGACGGCCTCATGCCCGGCGACCCATTGCAGGCCGCGCTCCACGTGCAGGACGCCGCGCCGCAGGTCGAGGTCGCCCCATTCGAGCCCGTATCCTTCTTCGGTGCGGAGTCCGCATGAGACGGCACAGATAAGCCACGCCTCAAGCAGATGACCGTAAAAGCCCCGCAACAGCGTGCGCTGCTGGCGGATGGTCAATATTCGCGGCTCGTAATGAGGTTTGGCCGGCAGTTGGATGTCGCGTCTGGTGATGTCCACGTCCAACAGGTTCCAGCGGATAGCCCGCCTGAGTATCGCGCGTAGTACGGCCCATGCCTTGCGTGCCGCGCCCGCGCTGTCGAAACATGCGAGCCACTTGTCCACGAGCTCCACGCTTATTGCGCTCATGTCCATGCCACCGAAAACCGGCATGACATGCAGACGCCAAGCGCTCTCGTAGCCGACCCACGTGCTCTCACGCAGGTTCCGCGTGCAATACGGCCAAAACCGGTCGTTCCAAAACTCTCGTAACAGCATTTTCAACCTCCGAAAACCCACACGCCCGTTGGCCTATCCAACGGGGATGAACGTGTGGGTTTTCCCACCGTAAAGGAGCTTTTCCATGTCTTTGCTCGCTCACGTCGTCGATTGGCTCGTGCCTTTTATCTGTGGCGGCGTGGCCACGGTTTTGGGCCTGATGTGGCGGTGGGGCAAAGCCATGGTCAACGGGCTGCGCGAGCTCCTGCTGTGCCAGTTGGAGGACCTGCGCCGGGAAATGGTCATCGAGCACGACGGAGTGGCGGACGAAGACCTCAAATCACGCAGTCAACGCCTCTACGACAGCTACCACAGCCTGGGTGGCAACGGGCACGGCACCGCTCTCAACGAGGACATCCAATCCGCGCCGATAGCGCCACGACAGTCCTGACCCCGCGAACCACGCGGGGCCGCAAACAAACAATATCCATCCCACAGAGAGGAGAAAACATGGTCAACAACAAGGACAAGCCGGAACCGTGGCGGAAGCGGCTGCTCGCCAAGGGCACGGCACTAGCAGCCGCCGTGTGCATGATGCTGCTCCCGGCGACCGCCCACGCGGACATGCAGGGCGTGGACATGTCCAACTGGCAGTGCGGCGCTGACGTGTATAACATGCAGGCGGACTTCGTGGTGGTCGGCACCACATGGGGCACCGGACAGGTCAACAACAACTGTTTGGTCTCCGGTGTGAACACGGACGCCAACCGCATGATCTACCAGGCGCAGGCATCCGGCAAGAAGTTCGGCCTCTACCATTACGCCATGGGCGGTTCGCCCGAGGGCGAGGCCCAATTCTTCTACCGCAACACCAGCAACTATTGGCGTCACGGCATCGTGGCGCTCGACTGGGAGATGGACGATAATCCGGCGTGGGGCAACTGGGACTGGGTACGCCGCTTCATGGCGGAATGCGAACGGCTCTCGGGCGGCGTCAAGCCGCTGCTCTACACCGGCCCCGTGGCCGGCACCATCCCCGGCGACATCCGCGCCAACTACGGTTTGTGGATCGCGCAGTACGCGAACATGGCCCCGTGGATGCTGGGCGCGTACGGCGAGGCCATGCGACAGTACAGTGGCACCGGCGTGGTCAACACGTGGAGTCCCATCGACCTCAACATCTTCCGTGGCGACGGCTGGCAGTGGGATTTGTACGCCAACCCGACCGGAGGCGGCACGCCCCCGTCCACGCCGGCTACGCCCGCGCCCGCGCAGCCGGGCAACCCCCAGACCAGCACGGGCGGCATCACCCATACCATGCGGTGGGGCGAGACCATCTGGGGACTCGCCGTCGCCTACAACGCATGGCCCCTGTCCGCATGGCACACGCCAAGCGGCGACATCAACCGCTACTACGTGGGCGATGTCGTCACCTACGGCGGCGGCACCGCCCCCGCATCGTCCGGCGGGGTCTCCAAGGTCCTCCAATGGGGCGACACCGTGTGGGATTTCGCCACCGCGCACGGTTACAGCGTCAGCCGCTGCACCGTCCCCTCCGGCAACATCAACGTCTACTATGTGGGCGACGTGGTGACCTGCCGCTGAGACTCAACAGATGCCGCCACCCGCTTGACCTGGTGACGGCATCACCCCATCATCATCCCTTATTGATCGGAGCAAACATGATCGACAGCAAAAACACGACCGACACCGGCGAAACGCTTCCCGGCGTCGATGTGAGCGACTGGCCCGAGACGGCCGACGTCACCCATGACGTGCCCGACTGGCTCATCCCCAGCCGCGTCTACGACATCCTCAAATGGCTGGGCCTCATCGTCCTGCCCGCACTCGCCGTGTTCGTGGGCACGGTCGGCCCCGCATGGGGCTGGCCTCACGTGGACGCGATAGTTATCACGCTCAACGCGCTCGGCATCCTCGCCGGCGCGCTCATCGGCGTCAGCGCCATCAAACAACGCCTCGACCGCGCCGCATGA